CCTTCGGAAACGCGGGCGCAGGTTTCGCGGCCCCTTCCCCGGTCGACCTCTCGGAACGGTCGGGAACCCTCCGAGGATCGCGGCTCCGGCGTCCGCGGGTCGGATCCGACCCGGAGGAGGGGTCGAGACGCGGACGCGGCGGAGGCGATCTAGGGGCGAGAGGAAGGGAAGGGAAGTATGGGCGAACGAGGACCGAACCCGAAACCTACGGCGTTGAAACTCATCGCGGGGAACCCCGGGAAGCGGGACCTCAATCTCGAAGAGGCGGTCCCGGATCCCCTCGTCGATCTCGCTCCTCCTCCCGAGGTCGTCGCGGATCCCCGGGCAGCGGAGATCTGGACGCGACTCGTCCCCCCCCTCGCGGACTGCGGTCTCGTTCGGTCTCCCGACTGGACGGTCCTCGTCCGATACGTCTTGAAACTCTCGCGGTGGCTCTTCCTCGGGGACGAGATCCGGCGGATCGCGAAGGAGAACCCGCAGTCGAAGGGCACGACGTATCCGATCCTCGACGACGCGGGCAAGGTGAAGTACGTCGCGGAGTTCCCGTGGGTGGCCGAGTGGCGAACCCTTGACCGAGAACTCCGGCTCGATGAACGGACGATCGGGATCTCTCCAGCGGCGAGGTCGAGGATCACGGTCCCGGGAACGAACCGAAAGACCGAAGAGGATCTTCGGCGTGACTTCTTCCGAAGGAAGGGCGCAGGATGACCGAGACCGAACCGAGGACCTATCGCGGCGAGTTCGTCTTTGTCGAGGAGGACGCGAATCACGCGACGACGTTCTTCGAGACCTACCTCCGACACTCAAAGGGCGAATGGGCGGGTCGTCTTTTCTCTCTCTCCCCGTGGCAACGTGACCTCGTTCGCGAGATCTTCGGATGGCGGCGGATTTCCGATCGGTCGCGGCGATACCGGACGGTGTACATCGAGGTCCCGAGGAAGAACGGGAAGTCGACGTTCGCGGCGGGTCTCGCTCTGTACCTCGCGACGGCGGACGACGAACCCGGCGCGGAGGTCTACTCGGCGGCGGCGGATCGCGATCAGGCGTCGATCGTCTTCCGAGAAGCGGCGGAGATGGTCCGGCAATGCGACGAACTCCGGGAACTATGCGAGGTGCAGACGAAGGCGATCGTGATCGCGGAGACGACCTCGGTCTATCGGGTCCTGTCGGCGGACGCGCACACGAAGCACGGTCTCAACGCTCACGGGATCGTCTTCGACGAACTTCACGCGCAACCGAACCGGGATCTATGGGACGTCTTGACGACCTCGGTCGGAGCGCGGCGGAACCCTCTCGCGGTCGCGATCACGACGGCGGGATTCGACCGGAACTCGATCTGTTATGAGATGCACGAATACGCGGCGAAGGTTCGCGACGGCGTGATCGACGACCCGTCGTTCCTCCCGGTGATCTTCGCGGCGGACGAGGGCGACGACTGGACGTCCCCGGCGACGTGGAGGAAGGCGAACCCGAACCTCGGGGTCTCGGTCTCGGAGGAGTACCTCGCGAACGAGTGTCGTAAGGCGAAGGAACTCCCGGGGTATGAGAACACTTTCAAGCGGCTACACCTCAACCTCTGGACGGAGCAGGAAACCCGATGGATCCCCGTCGAGACGTGGGACTCGAACGACCTCCCCGTCGCGGAGGAACACGAACTCCGCGGGCGGCGGTGCTACGTCGGACTCGACCTCGCGACGACGACCGATATTGCGGCGGCGGTCCGGGTCTTCCCGCGGGACGACGGGACGTTCGACGTCCTCCCGACGTTTTTCGTCCCGGCGGAGAACGCGGAGAAGCGGGCGCGGCGGGATCGCGTCCCGTATCCGGTTTGGATTCGCGAGGGGAAGATCGTCGCGACCCCCGGGAACGTGATCGACTATGAGCGGATAAAGGCGGAGATCCTCCGATGGTCGCGGCTCTACGACCTCCGGGAGATCGCGTTCGACCCGTGGTCGGCGACACAAATCGCGCTCCAACTCGACGCGGAGGGCGCGAAGACCGTCGAGGTCCGGCAGGGGTACGCGACCCTCTCGGAACCGTCAAAGGCGTTCGAGAAGTTCGTCCTCGCGAGGAAGATCCGGCACGGCGGGAACCCCGTTCTCCGGTGGATGGTCTCGAACGTCGCGATCGAGATCGACGCGGCGGGAAATATCAAGCCGTCGAAGAAGCGGTCTCGGGAGAGGATCGACGGCGTCGTCGCGTGCGTGATGGCTCTCGCGAGGTCTACAGTCCCGGAGGAGACGGGGAGGTCGATCTATCGGAGTCGCGGACTGGTGTCCTTATGAGATCCTTCCTCGCGAACGTCGTTCGTCGTCTCGTCCCGTCACGGTCCGAAGGTCGCGCCGCGGCGTACAAGGGCGGGTCTATCTCGGATCCTCCGGCGTGGCTCGAACGTCTCCTCCTCGGGAACTCGGATCCCGATACGTCCGGTGTCGATATCGACGAGAAGAACGCGCTCCAAATCTCGACGGTCTTCGCGTGCGTTCGCGCGATCGCGGAGGACGTCGGGAAACTCCCCCTGATCGTCTACCGGGAGACCGAGGGTCGCGGCAAGGAGCGGGTCCGGCGGCATCCGGTCTATCGGCTCCTGCACGACGAACCGAACCCCGAGATGAGCGCGTTCGACCTCCGGTCGACGGTCACGGCTCACGCGCTCACCTATGGGAACGGCTTCGTCGAGATCGAACGAGACGGACTCGGGAACCCTCTGTATCTCTGGCCTCTCGAACCCGATCGGGTCTCGGTCCGGCGATCGGCGTCGACCGGGGCGATCGTGTACGTCTTCAACGACCCGGACTCGCTCACGGTCCGAACGATCTTCGCGGACGACGTCGTCCACGTCAAGGGACTGGGATTCGACGGTCTCGTCGGCTACTCGGTGATCGCGTGGGCGAGGAAGTCCCTCGGTCTCGCGGCGGCGGCGGAGCAGTTCGGATCATCGTTCTTCGGGAACTCGTCGATGCCGAAGGGCGTTCTCGAACACCCCGGGATCCTCGGCGAGGACGGACAGAAGAACCTCCGGAAGTCGTGGGAGGACGTTCATCGCGGCTCGTCGAACTACGGTCGCGTGGCGATCCTCGAAGAGGGGATGAAGTTCAACCCGATCACGATCCCCCCGGACGATGCGCAGTTCTTGGAGACGCGGCAGTTCCAAGTTCCGGAAATCTGTCGCTGGTTCCGGATGCCCCCTCACAAGGTCGCGGACCTCTCGCGGGCGACGTTCTCGAACATCGAACACTCGTCGATCGAATACGTCTCCGACACGCTCCTCCCGTGGCTCGTTCGATGGGAGCAGGAGATCCGGCGGAAGTGTTTCCTCGGCTCGGAGTCCGACCTCTTTGCGGAACACTTGACCGCGGCTCTCCTTCGCGGCGACCTGAAGTCCCGATACGATGCGTATGCGATCGGTCGGCAATGGGGATGGTTGTCCCCGGACGACGTTCGCGAGTTCGAGAACCTCAACCCAATCGAATCTTCGGGCGGCGATACCTACCTCGTTCCCTCGAACATGGCGAACGCGGCGACGATGGCGGCTCCGGCTCCCGGTCCGGCTCCGGCTCCCGGTCCGGCGTCCGTAGATATCGACCCCGAGGACGAAGTCGAGGACGAAGTCGAGGACGAAGTCGAGGACGAGGACGAGGTCGAGGAGGCGGATCCCACGATGGTCCGCGCGTTCCGCGCTCTCGTCGACGACGCGGTTCGCTCGCTCCGGCGGTCCGAGTCCGAGAAGATCGCGAGGAACGCGAAGCGCGACGACGTCGCGAACTGGTCGTCGACGTTCCCGATTCAGCGGCGGAATACCTCCGAGTCGACGTTCTTCCCGATCGTCCTCGCGTTCGTCGCGACCGCGGCTCCGAAGAAGGTCGACCGGCTCGCGGAGTCGCGGTCGATCGCGGAGGCGGTCGCGGGCGTTCACTGGCGGCGGCTCGAACTTCACCTCGGCGCGGGATGGACTCGCGAAGTCGACCGGCGTTCGGCGGAGTGGTCGGAAGACTGGAACGTGGCAGACGAGGTCGAGGAGATCCTCGCGACGATCTCGAAGACGATCGCGGCACGACACGCGGAGAACTGGCGATGAAGAACAACGAGACTCGGTCAATCTCCGGAGTCGAACTCCGGGTCGACGGCGGCGCGGGCGAACCGGCGAAGATCGTCGGATACGCGGCGAAGTTCGGCGTCCGGTCTGAACCGATCGGGGGCGTCTTCCGGGAGATTATCTCCCCCGGGGCGTTCCGTGACGACCTCCCCGGCGCGGACGTTCGGTTCCTCGTCAACCACGACCCTTCTCAACTCCTCGCGAGGACGAAGTCCGGGACCCTCCGTCTCGCGGAGGACTCGGTCGGACTTCGGTTCGAGGCGATCATTCCGGAGACGACCCTCGGTCGCGACGTTCTCGAACAAGTCCGGCGCGGCGATCTCGACTCGACGTCGTTCGGATTTCGGAAGATCGCGGACGACTGGACTCGCGAGGACGACCTTCCCCTCCGGAACCTCCGTCGCGTCTCGGTCTTCGACGTCTCCCTCGCGACGTTCCCGGCGTATCCCGACACGGAGGTCGCGCTCCGGTCCCTCTCGACGTTCTCCCCGGGCACGGTCCCGGAGGTCCGGGAGTTCGACCCGAACGACGCGATGAAGGAAGAAGCGGCTCGGGGTCTCGCGTGGCGGGAGGAGTACGGGCGAGGCGGGACCGAGATCGGGGTCGCGAGGGCGCGGGATATCTCGAACGGTCGCGGTCTCTCCCTCGAAACGGTCTATCGGATGCGGTCCTATTTCGCGAGACACGAAGTCGACAAGCAGGGAACCGGGTGGTCTCCCGGCGAGGACGGCTATCCCTCCGCGGGGCGGATCGCGTGGGCGTTGTGGGGCGGCGACCCCGGGCGGACGTGGGCGAACGCGATCGTCGAACGGGAGGAGGCGTCGGACGACGAGGGGTCGAGAACCTCGTCGGATCGGACTCGACTCCGGCTCCGTCTCGCGACGGTCGCGGACGGGATAGCATTATCGCGCCGCGACCCTCGGCGCGGATGATTCGACGTCTCGACCTTCGGCGGGACGATCGGTCAAAGAACGAACGAACGAACGACACGGAGATTCAAACATGAGTATTCAGGAACTTCGAGAGAAGCGGGCGCAGATGATCGCGGACGCCCGAAAGATCCTCGACAAGGCACAGACGGAAAAGCGGTCGCTGTCGGCGGACGAGTCCGGCAAGGCGGACGAGATCCTCGACGGCGCGGAGAACGTCGCGAAGCAGATCTCGGAGATGGAGGGCGCGGAGGCGCGGTCCCGTCGTCTCGAAGACGCGGAGAAGGGTCTCGCGGAGACCCGGACCCGTCCGGCTCCGGGTCGCGGCCCGGCTCCGACCGAGACTCGCGAGACCCGGTCCGAGCAGACGTGGAAGACCCTCGGCGGCGCGGAGCGGCGGTTCGTCTTCGATCCGTCGAAGGACCGTCGCTCGACCGCGGAGTATCGCAGCGCGTTCGAGAACTACCTCGTCTCCGGACGGGCGAAGGGTCTCGACACGGGCGGCGAGACTCGCGATCTCGCGGCGGACTCCGACGTCGACGGCGGCTATCTCGTCGCTCCGACTCAGACCGTCGCGTCGCTGATTCAGGCGGTCGACGACGCGGTCGTCGTGCGGCAGTTCGCGACGGTGATCCCCGTCCGTTCCGCGCAGAACCTCGGCGTCCCCGTTCTCGACACTGACGTCTCGGACGCGGATTGGACGACCGAGATCCAGACCGGCACGAAGGACACGGCGATGAAGTTCGGCAAGCGCGAACTGAACCCGGTCCCCCTCGCGAAGCGGATCCTCGTCTCGCGGAAACTCCTCCGGACCGGCGCGCTTCCCGTCGAGTCGATCGTTCAGGCGCGGCTCGCGTACAAGTTCGGCGTCTCACAGGAGAAGGCGTTCCTCACGGGCAGCGGCGCGAACGAACCCCTCGGAATGCTGACCCCGACCGCGAACGGGATCTCGACCTCTCGCGACGTGAACACCGGCTCGTCTACCGATATGACCGCGGACGGTCTTATCGACGCGAAGTTCTATCTCAAGGCGTCCTACTGGTCGCGTCCGTCGACGGCGTGGCTCTTCTCTCGCGAGGCGATCAAGCGCGTCCGCAAACTCAAGGACAACCAGAACCAGTACCTGTGGCAACCCGGCCTCGTCGCTGGCGAACCCGACCGGATTCTTGATATCCCGTACGTCGTCTCGGAGTTCGTCCCGAACACCTTCACGACCGGGAAGTACGTCGGCATCCTCGGCGACATGTCCTTCTACTGGATCGCGGAGGCGTTGTCCCTCGAAGTCCAGCGGCTCTCGGAACTCTACGCGGAGGCGAACCAAATCGGCTACATCGGTCGAATGGAAGTCGACGCGATGCCGGTCCTCGAAGAGGCGTTCGCGCGTCTCAAGACGAACTGATTCACCTCGGCACGAACAAGGAGACACGCACATGAACGAACTCTCTCTCGCTCGGAACGTCGCCCTCGACCGCGTCTCGAACGCGGTCGCGGCGGGAACGACGGACGTGAATTGCACGTCCGTCGATATGGAAGGATTCGAGACGGCGACCTTCGTCGTCTCGTTCGGAACGATCACGGCGACGGCGGTCACGTCGATTCAGATCGACCACAGTTCGGACAACTCGACTTGGAACGCGGTCGCGGGGTCGAAGGTCACGGTCCCCGACTCGGCGTCGAACAAGGTCGCGATCACGGAGACCGTCCGTCCGACTCTCCGATACGTTCGCTGCACGGTCGACCGCGGCACGGCGAACGCGGTGATCGACGGCGTCGTCGCGATCCGGTCGAACGCTCGCAAGGCCCCGGTCACGAACGGCAACACGGTTCAGGGCACGACGATCATCGTCGGTTCGACGACCGGCACTCCGTGACGAACGGCGCATCCCCCCCTCCTAGGACGTCGCGGTCGTCGTGATCGCGGCGTCCATTCTTGGCTTACCTCACGCGAACAACCGGACCGGCGACGACTCCGATCTCTCTCGCGGAGGCGAAGTCACACCTCCGAGTCGAGATCCCCGACGAAGACGGACTGATCTCCGCGCTCGTCGAGGCGGCGACGGTCTACGTCGAGGAGCGGCTCCGGCGGCGGCTGATCTCTCAGACGTGGACGGTCTACCTCGACGGATTCCCGTCGACCTCCGAGATCGTCGTCCCGTTCTCGCCCCTCGTCTCGGTCTCGGCGTTCGAGTTCAAGGACCCGGACGGCGGCGCGTGGACGGCGGTCCCCGGCTCGACCTATACGGTCGAGGTCCCGGGCGGGAAGAACCCCGGTCGCGGGCGTCTCCTCTTGGCCTACGGCGAGTCGTGGCCCGAGGCGAGGTCCGAACCGAACTCGGTCCGATTCACGGTCGCGGCGGGATTCGGCGGCTCGGGATCCGACGTCCCCGAACCGATCCGGCTCGCGATCCGTCAACTCGTCGGCACGGCGTACGCGCATCGTGAATCGGTCGTGACGGGAACGATCGCGACGGCGATCCCGCAGACGGTCGAGTTCCTCCTCTCCCCGTTCCGTCTCTTTGAGTTCCGATAACGATGGCGATCAAGTCCGGACAACTCGACCGGCGGATCCGGCTTCTACGTCCGACGACCGGCTCGAACTCGTTCGGCGAACGAGTCGCGGGGTACGTCGACGACGCGATCGTCTTCGCGAAGTTCGTCCCCGTCTCGGGGAAGGAGGAGTTCCTTCCCTCCGATCATCACAGCGCGAAACAGGCGACGGTCTTCGAGATCCGATATCGGGCGAACATCGGCCCGCGTTGGCGCGTGGTTTATGATGGCGCGACCTACGAGGTCGAGGACGTCGCGGAGATCGGTCGTCGCGAGGGTCTTCGGCTGACGACCTACGCTCGCGACGTGATCTCCGGGACCTCCTGAAATGCCCCCGATCAACGACAAGATCCTCGTCAACTTCCGGGACGTCCGGCGTGCGCTCGAAGAACTTCCGACGCGCGTCGTGAAGAACGTCGTCCGTCGCGCGGTCTACGCGGGCGCGGCGAAGATCCGGGACGTCGCGAAGGGGAAGGTCCCTGTCGATACCGGCGCGCTCCGGGCGTCCATCATCGCGTCGACGAACAAGGCGCAGAAGACCGGGGAGATCTCGGCGTCCGTGGGCGTGGCTCGAAAGAAGTTCGTCCGAGGTCGTCGCGCGGGGCGGAACCCTCGGCGATACGCTCACCTCGTCGAGTTCGGAACGGCTCGGACGTCGGCGAACCCGTTCCTCCGTCCGGCTCTCGACACGCAGGTCGACGAGGTCCTCGAAGTCACGGCGGCGCGGATGCGAACCGGCATCGACGACGAGGCGCGTCGAGTCGCGAGGAGGGCGGGACGATGATCGAAAAGATAATCCGGAAGTGGATCGTCGCGAAGGGGACGGGCGCGGGCGATCGCGTCTTTCCCGTCGTCGCTCCTCAGGACGTGGACCAGTTCCCGATCGTCGTCCTCGAACGGATCTCGACGGATCGTCCGCACTCACACACACAACGCTCCTCCGGTCTCGCGGTCGCGAGGATCCAGATCCGAACGTGGGCGAAGACCTATATTGAGGCGAAGCAGGTCGACGAGGAAATCCGGATGACGATCGACGGTCGCGTCGGGAAGGACACGATCGACTCGCGGGACTTCGATGTTCAGGCCATTCTCGCGACGGACGATCGCGACGACTACGACGAGGACCTCCGTTGTTACGGTACGTTGTTCGACGTTCTCGTTTGGTATGACGAAGAGATCCCGGAGACGCTCTAATGTCCATTCAGGCGACGATTCAGATTCGGCGAGGGACCGCGGCGGAGTGGACGGCGTCGAACCCCGTTCTCGCTCCCGGGGAGATGGGATACGAGACGGACACTCGGCGGAACAAGTTCGGAGACGGCGTGACCAATTGGAACTCGTTGTCCTACGGGATCGCGGGATCGACGGGTCCGGCGGGCTCGACGGGTCCGACCGGGGCGACGGGTCCGACCGGGGCGACCGGCTCGACGGGTCCGGCAGGCGCGACGGGTCCGGCGGGCGCGACGGGTCCGGCGGGCGCGAACGGCGCGACCGGCTCGACGGGTCCGACCGGGGCGACGGGTCCGGCGGGCTCGACGGGTCCGGCGGGCGCGAACGGCGCGACCGGGGCGACGGGTCCGACCGGGACGACGGGTCCGACCGGGGCGACGGGTCCGACCGGGGCGACGGGTCCGACCGGGGCGACGGGTCCGACCGGATTCAACTACGTTCCGATCGTCAAACCGGTGGCGAACGAATGGCTTTGGGGTCCGGTCGGCTCGGAGTACGTCTCGCTTGCGACCGGAACCGGATTCATGAGATGCCGACCGATCTTCATTCCGGAGACTCAAACGTACACCGGAATTTCGACCTACGTCGACGCGGCGGGCGCAACCGGCGCGGTCGTTCGTCTCGGCATTTACGACGCAGACTCTTCCGGAAAACCCGTGAATCTCGTTCTCGACGCGGGGACGATCTCCTCGACGACTACCGGCGTCAAGACGATCACGATCTCTCAATCTCTGACGGCGGGAAAGTATTTCCTCACGGCGGTCTCGCAGACGGCACAATGCAACCTCCTCGCGGAGGTCGGAGTTCATACCTACGCGCACACTTCTTTCCCATTTTGGCACGCGAACATTTGGGAACTTAGCGGAATAACGGGCGGTCTCCCCGCGACGTGGACGACCTACGGAACGTTGCGCTCGACGTCCTTTCGCGTCCTTCTCAGGCGTTGAATATGAAAGAAACGATCTACGGTCCCGGCGGATTTGATCCGAGCAAACCCAACAACAACGTCCTCGAAGAGGTCGAACTCCCCGACGTGGCGATTCCCGTTCCCGACGCGGCGTCTCCGGCGACGATCCGGATCGCGCTCCGTCGTCTCCACGGCGTCCCGAACTCTCAACTCGACTTCGTCGTCGACTCGGTGATCGCGTCGATCCCGGACCCCGACGAACGCGAAGACGCGCGAACCCTTTGGACCTACTCGGTCTCCATCCGTCGCGATCATCCCCTCGTCGCGGCGGTCTCGTCGTCCCTGTCGCTCACGGCGGCGGACGTCGACGGCGTCTTCCGGCTCGCGGCGACGATCTAAGGGCGGACGGGATAGCATTGTCCCGGCGGTTCGAGTTCACGCGGCGTTCGACGAACAGGAGATCGGAACATGGCAACTACGGCGGCAAGGTCTGGATTCGGCGCGCTCTTGCAGCGCGGTGACGGCGGCTCTCCCGAGGTCTTCTCGACCGTCGCGGAGGTCGTCAATATCGGGGCGATCGAAACGAGGATGAACCTCGCCGATGCAACTCACATGGAGAGTCCCGATCAGCACATGGAGCGCGTCCCGACTCTCCTCGAATCGTCGGACGTCTCGCTCGAACTGAACTACCTCCCCGGCGACACGACGCAGAACAACCTCCGGAACGACTGTTTGAACCGGACCCTCCGGAACTTCCGAGTGACGATCCCCGGCTCGGCGAAGGTCGTCTCGTTCGCGGCGTTCGTCTCGCAGGTCGGACCGGCGTTGCCTCACGACGGAAAGATGACGCAGGCGATTACGCTCTCCCCGAACGGTCGCGTGACGATCGCCTAAACCGAGGAGGTTCAAGTGTCGATCAATGGTCCCCTTTGGCCCCGTTGCGAGATCGCTCTCGCGAACGGGACTGTCGTCGTCTCGTTCTCCCCTCGAACTCTCGCGATGATCGAACGGGAGTCCGGTCTCTCCTCGATGGAGTTCGCGGAGAAGTTCTCCGACCCGAAGCGCGCTCCGATCTTCGACCTCGGTCTTCGGATCATCCTCGGCGCGGTCAAGGCGGCGGTCCCGGGAATGACCGAGGAACTTCTCTCCGAGAGGATCCCTCCCGGCGAGTTCATCGGGATTCTCGAAATCGTCGCGGAGAAGTGGGCTGAGGGCGTCTCGTCCGCGGGATCGGCGATCTCGAAGGCAGAAGCGGCAAACCCTACTCGAGTCGGAGAGGTCTCTCCCTCTTCGACTTGAAAGCGTGGGCGCGGGTCGAACTCGCGATGACGGCGGAGGAGTTCGACGAGACGGATCCTCGCGACCTCGCGTCCTATTGGATGGCGTGGAACGCGAAGAACCAACGAGAGGAGTATCGGTTCGCGACGATCGTCTGTACGATCGGAAACCTCTTCCGGAAGCAAGGCGATAAACCGATGGAACCCGCGGACGTCTTTCCCGATCTTCCTCGCGCGTCTCGCGCTCGTTCGTCCGATGAACTCGCGACGAAGATCCGGTCCGTCGCGGCGACCCTCGGCGCGATCGGGGAGGTCGGCGAATGAGTCGCTCTCTCGGCTCCCTCCGTATCGACCTCGTCGCGCTCACGGGGAAGTTCGAGTCCTCGTTCAAGACGGCTCAGGGGGTGATCGACAAGTTCGGTCTCGCGGCTCGTCGCGTCGGAACGATCGCGACCGGCTCGTTCTCGCGAATGTCGGCGTCTTTCCAGTTCCTCCGGAACACGGTCCTATCCCTTCACGGCGTCTTCCTGAGTCTCGCGGCGGTCGTCGGCGGCGCGAAACTCGCGGGGTCGTTCCATGCGGCATCGGAGGCGGTCGACGACCTCGGGAAGAAGTCGAAGGTCCTCGGACTGTCGATCGAAGAACTCTCGGTCCTCCGGTTCTCCGCGGGCGAGTCGGGCGTCGAGTTCGACACGCTCGCGAAGATGGTCGGCAAGGCGTCGAAGAACATCGGCACGTTCGCGAGAACGGGCGCGGGTCCGGCGGCGGAGGCGATCCGGAGTCTCGGGATCCAAGTTCGCGACTCGAACGGCGGTCTCCGTGGGATGACGGAACTCCTCCCCGAGATCGCGACGGCGTTCGAGGGAATGACGGACGAGGGCGAACGGCTCTCGCTCTCGGAGGCGATCTTCGGTCGCGAGGGCGGGAACCAGTTCGTGCAGTGGTTGGAGGACTCCGGCGGATTCATGGAGGATCTCGCGCGGCAGACGGAACGCGCGACGAACCTCGGCGTCGTCTTCTCCGAGCGGCAGTTCGACCGGCTCAAGGCGTATAACGACGCGATCGGGAGAATCGGCGAATCGTGGCTCGGTCTCCGGGCGCGGATCATGGTCGAACTCGCTCCGGCTCTCGAAGACCTCGCGAATAGACTCGCGCTCAGTCTTGCAAGGGTCGGCGAGTTCGGCGCGAACCTCGCTTCCGTGATCGTCGCGGGATTCGAGGAGCGCGATATCTTCCAGTCGCGGAACGAACCCGATCTCAATGTCGCGTTCGCGGCGGTGAAGCGGCTCCTCTCGACGTTCTTCAACGCTCTTTGGGCGGAGGTCTCGACGCGGATCGCTCTCTTCGCGACTCAACTTTGGGACTTCTTGAAAACCGTCTTGATCGACGTTCTCGGAAAACTCGGCGAGGCGATCATCAAGTCGGCACAAAAACTTGGAAGTCTACTCGGCGAACTTCTTTCGTTCCTCGGATCGCTCCTCCTTCAACTCGTCGATATCTTGAAAGAGGTCGGAGTCTACCTCGGCAAGACGTGGGAAGACACCGGGAAAAAACTAGAGGGGTACGCGACCGAACTCGAAGAGACGCGGGCGATTCACTGGGCGTTCTTCAACGGCGCGATCGCGACGATCGACGAACTCGGCGAGAAGTACCGGGACGCACGGGAGGAGGCGGAGGGGTACGGCGACTCCGTGAAGAAGGTCGGCGCGTCGGCTAGCGCGATCGCGACGACGTGGTCGGAGTTCTTCGCGGGCATGAAGCAGGAATGGCGGAGTCTTCGCGACGAGGCGAACGACTTCGCGACCCTCGGTCGGAACGTCTTCGGTTCGATGGCGCGCGGGATCTCCGAGGGTCTCGCGTCGGCGATCGCGAAGGGAGAGGCGTCGTTCAAGAACTTCGGGAAGGTCGCGCTCGGCGTCCTGACGGACGTCGCGACGTCGATCGCTCAGATGGTTCTTCAGTTCCTCTTCATGCGGGCGATCGTCCAGTCGTTCGGCGGATACTTCGGGAGTCCGGTCGCGTCGACCGGCTCGGGAGGAACGGGAACGCAGATCCCCGACTTCGCGGGACCGGCGACTCCGACGTTCGCGGCGAAGGGCGGCGTCTTCGGCTTCGCGGCCGGCGGCGTGGCGTCCGGCGTCCTCGATGGTCCGATGGCGTTCCCGTTCTCGAAGAAGGTCGGGGTCGCGGGCGAGGCGGGACCCGAGGTCGGCTTCGCTCCCCTCCGGAAGATCGGCGGCGAACTCGGCGTGAAGGCGGTCGGCGGCGAGACGGTCGTCCAGATCATCGACCAAAGGAAGACGGGCGAACGACCCGAGGTCTCGGAGTCGACCGGCGGCGACGGGAAGAAGTTCCTCCGGGTGGTGATCCGTGACGAGGTCCGTCGCGGGATCGGAGAGGGCGAGTACGATCGGGCGTTCTCCGGTTCGTTCGGACTGACTCGGAAGGGAACGGCGCGATAATGGCGGCGGACACCGTTTGGCCTATCGGATTGACGCGGGCGGCGCGGGTCGCGGACCTCGAAGAGAGGACCCCGGAAGTCGTCGTTCGATCCGAGGTCGACGTCGGACCGGCGAAGATCCGGCGACGGTTCACGGGCGACCGGCGGACGTTCACGATCGGACTCGACCTCACGCGGAACGAGGTCGCGACGTTCGACTCGTTCTTCCTGACGACGACCAAGGGCGGCTCCCTCTCCTTCGCGTGGGATCTTCCGCGGACCGGATCCCTCGCGGACTTCCGGTTCCTCGGTCCTCCGGCGTATCGACCTCAGGCCCCGAGGGGATCCGGCGGCGAGTGGTGGCGCGTCTCGTTTGACGTGGAGATGCTCCCGGGAACGGACTCGGCGATCGTTCCTCCCGTCGATCCGGACGTCGGCCCCGAGGGCGGCGGCGGTCCGATCCTCACGGGACCGAACCCGAGACCGATCGAACCGGGCGGACCCGGGACGTGGGGCGGTGGATTCATCCTCGGCGGCGAGGAGGACGAGTTCGCGATCGTCACGTCGTTCTTCCCCCTCGGCGGGGCGGCGGGTCCGGACGTCGTTCCCGACCTCTTCTTCCTCGGGCACGGGGCGAGACCGATCGACGACGAGGTCGTCGAGGTCGTCTCGACCGAGGAGGAGATCGCGGAGGCGACGTTCTCGAAGACGTCCGCGGTCGCGCCGTGGGTCGCGGCGTGGTCGATCGACGTCTTCTTCATCGACGGCGGGTCTCCGATCTTGGCTCCGGCGACCGTCGTCGACGGCGGCGAACCGTGAATAGCATTAGGCGCGGCTCGGCTCGGCTCGGACACTCTCTCTCGGAGATCGAAACATGGCAGGCACGAAGGGAACTCTCACGACCTCGGCGGCGTTCTCGACCGGAACGGCAACGAACAAGTCCATCCTCCAACTCTCGGCTCCGGCGTCGATCGCTGTCGTCGTCACGCGGGCGTCGATCTCGTTCGACGGCAACTCGCCGACCGCGAACAAGATCCTTGTTCAGATCCTCCGGTCGATGACTGGCGGAACGGCGACGAGTCGATCGGTCGACAAGATCAATGCGTCGGACTCCGAATCTCTCCAGTCGACCGGCAAGGAGAACTTCTCCGCGGAACCGTCCGCGGGAACGGTCGTCTTTGAGGAACTCGTCCATCCGCAGGGCGGCTATACGGCTCCCGAGTCGATCAAGATCAAGGCGGGCGAGACCCTGACGTTCCGAGTCAACGCTCCGGCGGCGGTCAACTGTCGCGCTCGGTTCATCTTCGAGGAATGATCCGATGCCGCGGTCTCTCTCCGCGGTCGCGAAACAGGCGGTCTTCGCTCAGCAGACGGGCGAGGTCTTCGTCGTTCTCCTCGAACTCGAACACCCCTCGTTCGCTGGCATCATTCGGGTATGCGCGAACGATCGACCGATCGTCTCCGGCGGCTACACCTACGTTCCGTTCCCCTTCGAGGTCGTTCTCCCGGACGACACCGACGAGGGCGTCTCGCGCGTGACTCTCCGGATCGACAACGTCGATCGGCGGATCGTCTCCGAGATTCGCGACGTCACGTCCGGGACGATCCTCGTCCGGATCGCGGTCGTCCTCGCGTCGTCCCCGGACGTTCGCGAGGTCGGCCCCCTCTTGTTCACCCTTCGCGATGTGGAGTATGACGCGACGACGGTCGAGGGGACCCTCCTCTTCGAGGACGTCCTGAACGAATCCTTCCCGGCGGACTCCTTCACTCCGGCCCGATTCCCCGGTCTCTTCTGATGACTCGACGACTCCGGACAACTCCTCCCGACTGGACTTCGCTCTATGTCGGGGTCCCGTGGCGCGACCGCGGACGGGATCGCGACGGACTCGACTGTTGGGGTCTCGTCCGTCTGGTCTACGGCGAACGGTTCGGGATCGCTCTCCCGGACCTAGGAGGGTCCTACGGCGCGTCGGAGGACGCCCCCTCCGTCTCTCGGGTCCTCGGAGAAGAAGCGGCTCCGGCGGGATCGTGGACGCGGCGAGAGGGGTCTCCGGAGGAGGTCGGCGACGTCGGCGTCTTCCGGATCCGCGGTCTCCCGGCTCACGTCGGGATCGCGGTCTCGGACCGGAAGATCCTTCACGTCGTCCGCGGCGCGAACTCCGTGGTCGAGGAGTTCGACGGTCCTCTTTGGGGACCCCGGGTCGACGGGTGGTTCCGGTTCTCCGGACCGATCGACGTCCGAACCCGGCGGTCGATCTTCGCTCCCCCTCGTCGGATCGACCTCCCGGAGGGCGCGACGGTCGAGGAGATGATCGTCGCGGGCGGACTCGACCCGCGGTCTCCCGGCGTCCGGGCGTGGATCGGCGACCGGGAGATCGACCGCGGGCACTGGTCGACGGTTCGTCCGAAGGCAGGGCGGCGCGTGACGATCGCGGTCGTCCCCGAGGGCAGCGGGAAGGACTTCGCGAGAATCCTTCTGGTGATCGCGGTGATCGTCGCGGCGGTCTATCTCGGTCCGATGATCGCGACGGGTCTCGGATTCACGGCGACTGGCTCGGCGGCGGCGATCGCTTCGGCTATGGTCGGACTCGCGGGAACCCTCGCGGTGAACGCGCTGGTCCCTCCTCCTAAACCCGAACTCTCCGGAGCGGGCGACGGGGCGTCGACGCGATCCCCCACGATAACGGGTGCAAGGAACGAGGTTCGAGCGTACGCGCCGGTTCCCGTGATCTACGGGACTCACAGGGTCACGCCCCCGTTCGGCGCGCTCCCGTATACCGAGGTCGTCGGAGACGACCAGTTCCTCCGGCTCCTCTTCGTCGTCGGCTACGGTCCCCTCGAACTCTCGGACTTCCGGATCGGCGAGACGTCGATCGACGAGTTCGACGGCGTCGAGATGGAAGTTCGGAACGGCGTCGAGGGCGAGTCCCCGACGTCGATCTATCCGGGCATCGTGAACGAGGACGGCGAGTCCGTTCTCCTCCGGCAGGCGGACGGATGGGTGACGCGGACGACGAGCGGCGAGGCGGACGAGATCTCCCTCGACGTGACGTTCCCGCAGGGAGTCGCGAGGATCGAATCGGACGGGTCGAGGACGACGACGATCGTCGCGATCGACGTCGAGTTCGCGCCGACCGGCTCGGGCGCGTGGCGGCGCGTGAACTCGGTCGACCCCTCGACGTCCCGGGAACTCGACGTCCTCTTCCGGACCCCGGAGTCGACGCGGCTCACGCAGGGAAACCGGATCGGTCGGATCAACTGGTCGGCGTCTGGCGTCTTCGCGGACCCGGCTCCGACCGAGGTCGCGTCCCGGGTCGGGACTGTCGCGGCGATGGCGTGGTCCGCGGAGGGTCTCGTCTTCATTCCGACCGAGGGCGCGTGGAGGTTCTCCATCGACACGGCGGACGCGGCGGATCTCGAAGTCGACGGTCGGATCGTCGCGACGTTCTACGGGACTCACCCGAGGACGACCGCGGCGACGTTCGGACAGTCGGGAACGATGACGTCGGAGGCGATGACTCTCCGTCGCGGCTATCACAAGTTCCGGCTCCGGGTCCAGTCGCGGACTCCGGCGACGATGGCGGCGGCTCTGGGATGGTCGGGACCGAATGTCGCGTGGCAGGAGATCCCCTCGACGTCGATCTTCCGAAGGACGAATACGGGGTACGCTGCCGGATATATCTTCCGTCTCTTCGACAACTCGGCTTTCGGGTCGACGATCACGGTCGCGGACTCGCGGGTCGATCAAGTTCGGCGGTCCCTGTCGTGGGCAGTTCCTCGCGGTCAGTATGATCTTCGGATCCGTCGAACGACCCTCGACTCGACGGACGAACGGACGATCGACGAAGCGTATTGGACTGCGGTCCGGACGATCCGGAACGACGAACCGATCGTCGTTCGGAACCTCGCCCGAGTCGCTCTTCGGATCAAGGCAACCGATCAACTCTCCGGCGTGATCGACAACTTCAACGTCCTAGCGGCGGCGAGGATTCCCGACTGGGACGCGGAGTCGCGGACGTGGATCGAACGCACGACGTCGAACCCGGCGTCGATCTATCGGGCGATTCTCCAAGGTCCGGCGAACGTGAAACCCGTCGACGATTCGCGAGTCGCTCTCTCGACCCTCGTCGAATGGCATGAGGCGAACGCGGCGACCGGCTTCGCGGCGAACCTCGTCTTCGACTTCGCGGGCACGCTCTTCGAGCGGCTCCAACAAGTCGCGGCGGCGGGACGCGCGACGTTCGGAATGGAGGACGGGAAGTTCTCCGTCGTTCGCGACCGAGTCCAGACGACGCCGGTTCAACACTTCACCCCGCGGAACTCGCGAGGATTCAAGGGGCGACGAACTTTCCCCGACGTTCCTCACGCGCTCCGGGTCCGGTTCCTCAACGAGGAGAAGGGGTATCAGCAGGACGAACGGGTTGTGTACGACGACGACTTCGACGCGACGAACGCGACTAGGTTCGAGACGATCGAACTCTTCGGGATCACGAACCCGACTCTCGCGTGGCGGCACGGTCGATACTTCCTCGCGGTCGGACAACTCCGACCAGAGACCTACGAACTTGGCGTCGACTTCGAGCATCTCGTCTGTCGGCGCGGCGACCTCGTCCTCGTCACGCACGACGTCCCCCTCCTCGGCTCGGCGTCGGGTCGCGTCCGGCAAGTCGTCGCGACGACGATCGGACGTCCGGCGATCGTCGAACTCGACGCGCCGGTCGAGATGGAACTCGGACGAACCTACGGGATCCGGTTCCGGAAGAAGGACGGGACGTTCGTCCTTCGCGAGGTCGTGAACGAGACCGGCGGCGAGACGTCGATCCTCACGTTCGCGTCTCCGATTCCCCTCGGACAACCGGCTCCCGAGGCGGGCGACCTCTTCTCGTTCGGCGACCTCGGTCTCGACTCCCGGGAGATGATCGTCAAGTCGATATCCATGGGACCGGATCTCTCGGCGACCCTGACTCTCGTCGATCACGCTCCGGCGGTTCATTCCGCGGATACGGGCGAGATCCCCCCGTACGAATCGGGGATCGTCCGTCCTCCGGTCTACGAAGACGGTCCCGAACCTCCGGTCGTCGACCTCGTCCGTTCGGACGATTGGGTAATGGTCCGCGCGGCGGACGGGACTCTCCTCCCGAGGGTCGTCGTCTACCTCCGGCGTCCGTCGTCGTCGACGCGACCGGCTCCTCTTTGGATTCAGGGACGATACAAGTCGACCGCGGACGGCGGCTCGTTCCGGTCGATCCCGACGACATCGGTCGACGGTCTCTCCGTGGCGTTCTTCCCGGTCGAACAAGGCGAGGAGTATTCGCTCGCGATCCGATACGTCTCGGCGATCGGGCAGGTCTCCCCGTGGACGACCGTCGTTCACACCGTCGAGGGACACGGCTTCCCCCCTCCGGACGTCGAGTCGTTCTCGGTCGCTCAACTCGGCGACGGGACGAGGCGGTTCGCGTGGGAACTCGGGAACCCTCCTCCCGACGTGATCGGCGTCCGGCTCCGATACCGGGAGATCACGGTCGCGGACGGAGACGGCGCGGCGTTCCAATGGGACACGATGACCGATCTTCTCGACGGCTCCGGCGTCGTCGAGGGCGCGTCCCCGACCGATCTCGCGATCCCTTCCCGGCAGGCGTTCTATCGGTTCGCGGTGAAGATGGTCGACGCGGGCGGTCTCGAATCACGGAACGCGCTCTTCGCGAACGCGCGTCTCGGTCCTCCCCCTCGCGAGTCCGTCGCGCTCGTCGAGGATCTCCGCGCGAAGGGGTGGCCCGGGACGAAGACGAACTGTTACGTCTCGAACGGCGGCGAACTCGCGGCGCGTGGTCGTCGCGACTGGTGGCGGACGTCGAGTCCGTGGTCGCTCTGGCGATCGTGGACCGAGGACCCCTATCCGGAGATCACGTACGAACATCCCGTCGTCGATATCGGTTTTCTCCTCGACTTCTCCCCGTCGTTCGACTACTCGGTCGAGGGGAACCAACCGATCGAGATCGAGTTCCGATACTCGGAGGACGGCGAGACGTTCACCCCGTATCTCGGCGGCGATGCGTTCCGCGGGCGGACCGTCCGGGCGCGATACTTTCAGGTCCGCGCGACGGTCGGGAACGCGGGGTCCTATCCGGTCCCGACCCTGCACTCGCTCACGGTTAGCATCATTGCGCCGACGTTCGTCGAGGTCCTCGACAACCTCTCGACCCTCGGTCTCTCGTCGCGATACCGGCTCGGTCCCGGGCACTTCTTCGCGCCGATCTCCTCGACGTTCGCGTCGATCCGAACCGTCTCGGTCTCTTTCAACGGGACTGGCGCGGGGTGGTCGTGGGAGATCATCTCGAAGAACGTCGCGACCGGACCCGAACTCAAGATCTACGATCCGTCCGACACGGCGACGGACGCGACGGTCGACGTCACGGTTCGCGGCATCCGATCGGCGGACGGATCGACGTTCGTTCCTCCGGCGATGGCTTACCAGTTCTTCGAGAAGCGGAACGCGGTCCTCGTCGCGACGATCTAAAGGAGTCCCCGGAATGGCTTTGACAGTCCTCGACGGAAACCTCGTCTCTCGAACCCTCAAGACCTCGACCTCCGGGTCGGACCTCGTTCCTCATCACAACGTCGACTCCGTCTCGGGCACGGTCGCGGCGACTCAGTCCGGCGGGTGGTCCGTGACGATCACGGGTACTGTCCCCGCGGTGACTCCGGGGACCGGCTCGACGAACCTCGGCAAGGCGGACGACGTGGCGCACACGACCGGCGACGTCGGCGTGATGGCTCTCGCGGTCCGGAACGACTCGGGCGCGGTCCTCGCGGGAACTACCGGCGACTACGTTCCGATCGCGACGGACGCGGGCGGCAACGTCCGGGCGGTCTCGCTCACGAACGGCGACGGGATCGTCGTCGGCGGCTCGTCTCTCGTCGTGAAGAACAAGGGAGACTTCGTCGCGTCTGGCGCGACCGACACGGTCGTCGTCGCGGCGGTCACGTCGAAGAAGATCCGGGTCCTCGCGGTCGCGGTGATGGGCACGGAGAAGACGCACAAGTTCGATATGGCGTTTCGGACGAAACCCGCGGGCGCGGGAACGAAGATCTCCGCGTCGATCAACGGACAGGAACGCGGGAACGTCGTCCTCCCGTTCAACCCCTACGGGTGGTTCGAGACGAACGCGGGCGAGGGACTCTCCGTCTCGACCGGCTCGGACTCCGGCGTCGATATCCAACTTTCCTATATGGAGGTCTGATTCATGGCGTGGCCGAACTCCCCGACGTTCGTCAAGACGAACCTCGACTCCCCGACTGACGATCCCTCCCTCGCGAGGGTCGACCTCTACAACGCGCTCACGGACCTAGAAAACGTCGTCGCGGGACGCGATCAGGCGTCGGGCGTGGCTCCCCTCGACTCGACGTCGAAGGTCCCTCTCGCGAACCTCCCGGTCCTTCCGATCGCGAACGGGATCGCGTCGTGGCAGACGTCCGGGACGTTCTCTTGGACGATTCCCGCGGGCGTGACGCGGCTCGTCGTCGAGTGTTGGGGCGGCGGCGGCGGCGGCGGATACTCGTCGTCCTCGACCCATCACGGCGGCGGCGGCGGCGCGGGCGGCGGCGCGATCAAGGTCTGGACGGTCTCTCCCGGCGCGACCGTGACGATCGTCGTCGGCGCGGGCGGACAGGGAGGACTCGGTCCGACTGACTCGAACGGCGGAACGGGCGGGACGTCGACGGTCACGATCGGGGCGACGTCGATCACGGGGATCGGCGGCGCGGGCGGGGAGGGCGGCGGCTCCCGGTTCGGCGGCTACGGCGGAACGGCGACCGGCGGCGACGTCCTCCTCGAAGGCGGGACGGCGATGACGGGTCTCCCCGGCGTCGGGATGGGCGGCATCGGCGGAACGAACGCGCGGTCGGGACAGGCCCCCGGGCAAGGGTCCGGATGGGGATTCGGCGGCGGCGGCTACGGCTCCGGCGTGAACGGACCGAACCCGGCGATCGCGGGCAAGGCGGGCGGCGTCCTCGTCACCTACTGACCCGGGGCGCGGGCGGGGATCACCCCGACTTCGCGATAGACTCGAAGGCGTTCGTCGGCACGAACAACGCTCTCGCGATTCTCGCGGTCGTTCGATTCGAGGGAGTCGAGACGTCGAGTCACGAACTCGTCTGTCTGTTGTAGCGGGCGAACCCACGACGACCCGATCGCGCCGACGACGGCGATCAGGGCGGAGGTCCCGGCGATCACCCAACCCCAGTTCGTTCGACCCGACGTTCCAAGGTCGCGACGGATCTCGGCGAACCCTCCCATGACGTTCGAGGAGAGACGGTCGACCGAACCCTTCACGGATTCGAGTTCGTTCGAGAGACTCCGGACTCCGACTTCGAGGGCGGCGACCCGGGGAGAGAGGCGAGAGTCCTCGGAGCGGGACTCAGAAGGACCGGGAACGATCGGCGACGTCGACACGGGCGGCGGCTCCTCAGATGATCTTCTTGACGTTCCGGGTCTGCGCGTCGTCGACGGCGGACTTCCCGACCGGCGTTTGGATTGTGTCGAGGACCTTCGAGTTCGTCGCGATCGCTTCGCGGACCGCGGGCGAGATCGTCGCGAGGGCGTCGATCGACGCGACGATCCGGTCGATCGCGACGGTCTTCGTCGAGACCTCCTGTTCGAGGACTGACTTCGCGCGGGCGAGTCGCGAGGCGCGATAGGCGATCCCGGCGAGGACCGGGGCGAGGGTCGCGGCTCCCGGGAAGATCATCCCGACGAGACCTCCGATCTCGGCTCCGTGGTTTGGCGCGGCGAGGATCTCGTCCGTCCGGGCGAGGACGTCTCCGAGTTCGGTCGACCGGGCGCGGGCGTCGTCGATCGCGGCGCGGAGGTCGGCGATCCGGGCGGTCGTCTCGCGGATCGTCACGTCGACGGCGGCGCGGTCGGGACTGGTCGGGTCGAGACGATCGGCGAGGGCGGCGAGACGGTTCTTCTCGGAGACGAGGTCGGCGACGGCTTCGTCCGTCCGGCGGACTGTGGAGTCGAGGACCTCCTTCTCGCGGGCGACCTCTCGTCGACGGGCGTCGATCGACTCGGTCGTCTCGCAACCGGCGAGGGACACGGCGAGGAGGAGGGCGGCGAGGAACGGAAGGAAGGGTCTCACGGCGGCGGCTCCGGGTCGAGGTCGAGGATCCCCTCCCGGGGACCGTCGTCCTCCGGGAGGGGCGAAGAGGGAGTACGCAGCAGGGTAGGAAACAAGAGACCCCGGGGAGAGGTCCCCGGGGTCGCGGCGGTCGTCGTCGTCTCGACCGATCATCCGACGCAGAACCGAACTCCGTCGACGATCATCGTCTTCGGGCGGTGGCTGTAGTATGCGTCGGGATTGAAGACGTCGTGAAACCCGGCGCGACAGAGGTCGGCGTCGATCCGGCGACCCTTCGAGTTCGGAGATCCCGACGTCGTCCGGAACTCGTCGCGGCTCAGAGTGTCGCAGATCTCGGAGGCGGCTTCCTTCTCCGCGGCGAGGGTCTCGACGGTCGGGACGTCGACGACGCGGATCATCGACTGGAGGAGGGTCGTCCATTCCTCGGCGGACTCGCGATCGTCGGCGTCGATGCACAGGTCGACTTGGTCGAGGACGTCGTCGATCCGTTCGGCGAGGAGGGCGATCGTGTCGGAGTGGAGGCGGGTCGCGGTCTTCATCGTTCGTTCCTTCCTTCGAGAGAGGCGGAGGGGACGACGTTCGTCCCCGGGGAAGACGACCGGGGAGATCTCTCTCCCCGGTCGCGGAGTTCGGTTCGGATCAGTCCATCACGTTTGCGTCGGCGAGATCGGCGATCTTCGCACGGATCGACCGAATCATCGCGTTGTCGGCGTACAGGGTGAACGAGACGTCGAGGGTCTCGACGGTGACGATCTGAGTGCTGCGACCGTACACCGAGATGATGAAGTCGATCGACCCGACCTCTTCGATGAAGTCGCGGAGGGTCATCTTCTTCGACCGGCGACCCTGATCGAACTTCGCGAGACCGAAGAGGTCGAGACCGTATCCGACTTGGTAACCGGTCGAGATCTCGCAACCGGCGTCGATCGCGGCGTTCGCGGAGGCGAGGTTCGTCAGACCGGTCGTCGTCTCGGCGATCGTCCTCGGTCCCTCCCCACCGTACCGGTTCTTCTCGAAGGCGGCGATGCAGGTCTCGACGCCATACTTCTGGAGGGCGCGAAGGCAGCGGGGAGAGAGGAGGTTCGAGTCGAGGGTCTTAGCGGCGAGGTTCATCGGAGGTCTCCTTCGTTCGTGGTTCTCGTCGGCGAGACGTTCTCGCTGACGGGACTATCATCGGCGATCGGCGTCGACTTGTCCAGTCCTTCGGAGACGAATCCGCAAAAAAGATCGACCCCCCCCCTCCGTTCGGGATTCATTCTTTGCGTGCGGAATCGTTCCGAAGGACTGGACAGGAGGGGGGCGTCTCGCCGACAATAGTCCCGGCGGCGAGAACGTCTCGACCGCGGGACCGAACGACGAAGGAGAACGACCGATGAAGACGATGATCCGATACGAGGCAGTCACGAAGGGCGCGGCGACCGTGGAGGCGACCGGTCTCCTGACTTGTCGTCGGGCGGCTATCCGGATCGCTCGCAGCATGGCGGCGAGGGTCGGCGGCGCGGTCGTCGTTCGTCACAATCTCGCGATTCGCGATCTCTCGGCGAGGATCGCGGATCAGCGGATCGTCCGGCGGTTCGAGTCCGAGGTCGTCGAGTTCCTCTCCGATGCGGCCTGAACGGTCTCCTCCTCGACCGCGACCCGGGAACGGGTCGAGAGTCGATTCCCCGCGGGGCGTCCCGCGGATCTCCCCTCCCCTCTCTCTCGAAGGAGTTCGACCGATGAAGCACCTCTCCCCGAAGACCCGTCGCGCCGTGAAGAAGTTCGGAGTCGCGACTTGCGTCGCGGCGTGGAAGACGTTCGACGAGTCCGTCCTCGCCCCCCGATGGAAGGAGGTCCTCGGACGCGAACTCGGGATCTCCCCTCGCTCGGTCGAGTCGGCGATCGTCGCGGGTCGCGAGGTCGAGACCCTGATCCAGACCGTCGACGACGTCGAGTCGATTCACGGTCGGCGACTTCTCTCGGGACACGGGGACGGATGGGGAACCCTCGGCGACTGGTTGACCGGCGGGGCGGGGCATATTCGCGTGAAGTCCGTTCGCTGGTCTCCCGATGGAGACGAGAACGTCGGCGACGTCACGATCCGCGGCTCGATGGGGGGATTCACCCTCTTCAGGACGTTCGACTTCCGCGCGACCCGAGAGCAGTTCGACGAGGTCGTCGAACTCGCGAAGAGGTTCGGATACCTCGCGACTCCCGGCGGCGTCGACTCGACCGCGACCGCGGGCGTCTGATCGGTTCTCCTCGACCGCGACCCGGGAACGGGTCGGAGGTCGATTCGATCGCGGGAACGTCTCTCGCGGTCTTCTCCCCCCTCTCTCGAAGGAGCGTAACGTGGACGACAAAAAGAAGAAGAGACTCGCGAAGATGCTCGAAGAGAACGCGAACGACGCGGAGATGTTCCGTCTCGACACGATGCGGCGCGGGTCGCTCAAGTTCGAGTTCGAGACGATCATCAACGCGAAGACGGACGACCTGCTTCGTCCGGAGATGGCGGCGTTCCTCCGGGCGAGGGGCGAGGGGTACTCGTCGATGGCGTCGAAGATCCTCGCGACTGGAGGCGACCGCGGACTCGCGAAGAGGTTCCTCGCTCTCTCGTTCTTGAATGGACTTCTCGCGGAGACGGTCACGGAGGCGGACCTCTCGTTCCTCGCCCGATTCGGATTCGACCTCGACCGTTCGGTCGAACTGACCGAGAACCTCCTCCGATACTGGAAGATCCTCCCCGTCGAGACGAAGGAGGTCGGGCAATGAACGAGGAGCGTATCGAACAGATCGTCGAGTCCCGCGGGACTCGGTCCTTCGTGACGGTCCTCGGAGGAGTCGGAGAGGCGATCGTCCTCTTCCGTCGTCGAGGAACGGATCCGGTGATCTCGACCGGGACTCGGTTCGACCTCGTCGACGTCCGGTCCCTCGCGACGACGCACACGGTCCTCGGATTCGCTCCCGAGGATCGGACGAACGAGGAGATCCTCGCGACCCTCGACGAGGAACGATGGTCTCCGGATGGCGAAGGATTCGACCTCGTTCGGATGGTCGGCGCGGCGTACGTCTCGATGGGTCCCGGAGACCTCGTCGTCCGGGAGGATCCCGATCTTCCCGGTCGATGGCTCGTCTTCGGGGTCCTCGGGGACCGGTCGTTCGCGTGTCTCGGTTCCCTCCGGAGAGGGGAATATCCGGTCCTCGGACCGGTCGGACGAAAGAATGCGTGACGGATTCCCGATATACCTCTGGACGGGAGTCCCGGAGGCGTGTATGCTTTCCCCGGGGACTATCCCCGACCGCGACCGGCGGACTCCGGAACGAAGGAAGGAACGAACGATGCTCAAGGTTGCGAACAAGTTGGTCTTCACGTCAAACGACTCCGAGAACGCGCTCCGCGCGGCGGTCGGGTGGGGAAATGCGATCGTCCTATACGTCCGGGGATATTCCGACCGGGTCCGATTCGGATTCGTCGAGGGCATCGACTCCGACCTTCGCGATATTGCGGGCGCGGACTTCTCGAAGGTCGACCTCCGAGACCTCGCGAAGACCCACGTCATTCTTGGGAACGGCGTCTCCGAGGACTTCTCGAACGAGGATCTTTTCTCCCGGCTTCAGGGCGAGAACTGGTCCCCGAACGGAGAGGCGAATCCGATGATCGGGCGTCTCGGTCTCTGGCATACCTCGATGAGCGTGGGGGACCTCGTCCTCCGTCCTGATCCTGAGGACTCGACGCGATACCTCGTCTTCGGCGTCGATTCGATCGGCTTCCGACGTCTCGGGTCGATCCGTCCGGGATTCGGACACTATCCCCTCTGAACCCGACCGGGACCCGGGGAACCGGGTCTCGGGATTTATGTCCGAGGGACTCGACAAGAGTCCCGGAGACGAGTACGATGTTCGAGGTCGGGACTATCCCGACGCCGACCCGGCGGATCCGGGAGTCTCGAAGAAGAAGGAACGAACGATGAACGGAACGAACAACAACGGCTTCTCTCTCCTCGGCACGAACGACGCGATCGCGAACTCGGCAGGGCGCGACCTGATCTCCGTCGAGGAGACGATCGTCCGGACCGCGGACGCGGTCGAGTTCGGCGGGGCGCGGACGATTCGCGAGGCGACGACCCGTCACGCGATCACGACGAAGGACGCGATCGGTCTCCGCGGGACCGCGGCGTGGCACGGTCTCGGGACGGTGATCGACGAGGGTCTCTCGGGCGTCGACGCGATCCGGCGGTTCCTGCCGTGGTCCGTGGAACGCGCTCCGGCGTACGTCACGATCGACGGCGTCGCGACCCCTCTTCCCCTTTGGGCGAACGTCCGGTCGGACACTCGCGAGATCCTCGGCGTCGTCGGACCGGACTACAAGGTCGTTCAGAACCACGACCTTGGGCAGTTCGCGGACGCGCTCGTCGGCGCGGACGCGACCGTGACGATGGAGACGGTCGGCTCCCTCCTCGGCGGTCGCAAGGTCTTCCTCCTCGTTCGCGTCCCGAAGGAGGTTCGGGTCGGGAGGACCGGCGAGGACCTCACTCTCCCGTACCTCCTCCTCGCGAACGGACACGACGGATCCATGGCGATGACCGTCCTTTGGACGATGGAGCGCGTCGTGTGCCGGAATACCTACGTCCGCGCTCTCGGACCCGCGACCTCGACCGCGGCGGAGGGAACGGCGTTCCGGATCCGGCACAATCAGGACGTCGCGTCCGGTCTCGCGGAGGCGAGGAAAGTCCTCGCGATCGCGGCGAAGGGTCTCACCCAGTATGAGGAACAGGCGCGTCTCCTCGCGGCGACCTCGCGGACCGCGGACGCGCTCGACGAATACTTCGAGACGGTCTTCGCGGCGCAGTTCGGGGCGCGTCCCGAGGACACCCTCGACGCGGCGTCGTGGGAGATCCGTCGCGACCGGGTCGTCGGCGAGTGGCGGTCGCTCCTCGACGCGGAGACGAACCGGATCGACGGGATCGGCGGGACCCTCTGGGCGGCTCTGAACGCGGTGACGGAGTGGACGGACTTCTCGCGGTCTCCCGGCGTGAAGGGCGATCGTCGCGATCACCTCAAGACCCTCGGCTCCGGGGCGGTCGCGAAGCGGGTCGCGATGCGGGTCGCGCTGGCGTCCGTCTGATCGTCGTTCCTTCACGGTCGCGACCCGGAGACGGGTCGTCGACCGTTTTCCGCGGGAACGTCTCGCGGCTCTCTGGTCTCTCTCTCGAAGGAGTGTCCCCGTGACTTGCAACCCGTTCTCAGTTCGCGACGTCGACCTCGTCCCCGTGAAGATGGAGTTCGGCGGCGTCGGCTATCGCGTCGAGGTCTATCCCGGCGTCGAGGGGGAACAACTCTGTCGAGAGTCGACCGTCGCGGCGATCCGTTCTCTCGTCGAGATTCGCGAGTGGGTCGAGATCTACCTCGACTCGAAGGAGGGCGACTCGGCGCGGGCGTTCGCGATGGAGAACCTCCGTCGCGTCCTTGGTCCTCACCCTAAGCCCGAGACCCTCGAACGGTCGGACGAGGATCCCGAGAAGTTCGACGAGGCGACCGGTCCCTTCGGATGAAAAAACCCCGGGGACGGATCCCCGGGGCGTCGAAGGAGGAGGTCGGGATCCCGACCGCAAGGAGCATAGCACATGGCGAAGAAGAAGCAAAGTAAGGCGGGAAGTATCAGGGAGGCGATCCGTGTCGAGGTCGCGAACCGGAACCTCTCGGGGTATCGACTCGTCAAGATGCTGGACGGGCAAGTATCCCGGACGGCGATCTATCGGTTCCTCGCGGGCGACGGCGCGTCGACGGACGTCGCGACCGCGGAGAAGTTCCTCGAAGTCCTCGACCTCCGGGTCGTCTCGAACAGGTCGAACTAAGGAGGCGCGATGTCGAAGGTGCAAGTATCTCGGAACGGGACGAAGATCGTCGTCTCTTCCCCTTCGTCCTATCGGGACGTCGTCGCGGCGGTCCCGACCCGCGAGTGGGATCCTCGTCGCGGCGTCTGGACGTTCGCGGCGACCCCGTTCGTCGCGTCGTCCCTCCTCCGGCGACTTCGTCGCAAGGCGGAGGAGACGGCGGACGAGGTCGAGGTCTCGGAGAACGTGCGGATGATCGCGGCACGACCGCACGACGTTCGGAAGGGGATCGCGGCGTTCGGCGCGGCGGTCGGAGACGGACCGATTCCCGTCGTTCCGGGAAGTCGATTCTCCCCGTGGCGGCATCAGTACATCGGGGCACGTCTCGTCTCCGAGTTCGACTCGGCGTTCTTGGCGTGGGAGATGGGAACCGGAAAGACGAAGGGCGTGATCGACGGGATCCTCCTCCTCCACGGCACGGGTGCGAAGTCCGTCCTGATCGTCTGTCCGTCCTCGGTCGTCGACGTTTGGAATCGGGAGATCCCGAAGCACGTCGTCGACCCGGACTCTCGGTTCGTCGTCGCGGCGTCGACGGCGAAGTCCGTGGCGAAGAGGGCGACTGAGGCGCGGGCGGCGGTCGACCTCGCGGAGGCGACCGGGCGGACCGCGGTCGTCGTGACGAACTACGAATCGTTCGTCCTCGACTCCTCCCCGTTCCTCCTCTTCGCGGCGTCTCGGGCGTGGGATCTTCTTGTCCTCGATGAGTCTCACAGGATCGCGTCCCCGGGAACGAAGACGTCGCGGGCGATGACGTCGAAGATCGGTCCCCTCTCGCGACGTCGCGTCTGTCTCTCGGGAACTCCGATGCGGAACTCCCCCCTCGACCTCTACTCTCAGTGTCGGTTCCTTGACGCGGGGATCTTCGGGTCGAACGGGCGGCAGTTCCTCGAACGGTTCGCGACCCTCGACTTCTTCGGGAATGTCGTCGGCTTGCAAAACACCGAGGAACTCGCGGAGCGGTTTGCGTCCGTCGCGATGCGCGTCGACAAGCGGGCGGTCCTCGACCTCCCTCCGGTGACGATTCAGACACGGCGGTGCGATCTCGGACCCGAAGGACGCGCGCTCTATGAGGCGGTCGAGGGCGAACTCGCGACCGAACTCTTCGACGGCGGGAAGGTGGTCGCGGCGAACTCGCTCGTCCGTCTCCTCCGGCTACAACAGATCACTTCGGGATACGTCTCGGCGGAGACCGAGTCCGGTGCGACGGTCGATCGCGAGGTCGACGGCGCGAAGATCGCGGAACTCTCCGAGATCATCGATGAGATCCGGGACGACGAACCCGTCGTCGTCTTCTGTCGGTTCCGTCGAGACCTCCGGGCGGTCGAACGTCTCGCGACCGAGAAGGGGCGCGGCTACCGGGAACTCTCCGGGGACCGGAACGAACTCCGCGCGTGGCAGGACGCGCGGGGCGGCGAGGTTCTCGGCGTTCAAATCAAGGCGGGCGGCGTGGGCGTCGACGGGACGCGGGCGGCGTACGTCGTCTTCTTCTCGGTCGGCTTCTCGCTCGCCGACTATGAGCAGGCGTTGGCGCGGGTCGATCGTCCCGGGCAGACTCGACCCGTCACGGCGATCAACCTCGTCGTCCGCGGAACGGTTGACGAGGCGGTCTTCGGCGCGATCGAATCAAAGAAGGACGTGGTCGAGGGCGTCCTCGACTTCCTCCGGGGACGGCGTGGGGCGTCGACCGGCGGGTCCTCAACTCTCCCCGCGGAACCGAAGGAGGTTCGCAATGAAGTTTGAACAGGCGTTGGACTTGGAGACGGTTCTCTCGGGACTTCGGTCGTCGTTCGACACGACGGTCGGCGAGGGCGGATCGACGGACGAGATCGTCGACGAGGTGATCGGTCTCGACCTCCTCGCGGACGTCCTCGACGGCTTCCTCTCGGCGGTCAAGAAGAGGAAGACGCGGGCGTCCGAACTCCTCGTCGAGAGGTTTGTCGACGGCGGACAAGAGTCCGTCACGCGGCGGAACCGGACGGTCTTCCTCGCGACGGAGTTCTGGCCGAGTCCGCGGGTCTCGGATCTTCTTCCCGACGACGTCGACCCAAACGACCCGCAGTATGGCGGGACGATGATGCGTATCCGGGACGCGGCGAAGGATCGTCTCGTCGCCGCTCTCAAGTCGTCCATGAACTTCGCGGACCTCGTCGAGGAGACGTACAACCTCCAGTCCCTTCGGAGCGCGCTCGCGGGGAAGGAGGTCGAACGAGACGACGTCGGGAACCCGATCCTCCCGGCGGAACTCGCGACCGTCGTCGAGTTGAATCCTCGGATCGTCGTTCGCGTCCGGAAGTCGACTCGCTGACCGGCACGTACCGTGAACCTCCCCGGCGGTCGACCGTCGTCGGCGGAGTATCTCGTTCGGTCGATGGAGAAGCACACATGAGCAGCACGCAGAAGAACGGTCTCGCGGTCGTCGACGCGAAGACCTACGCGATCTCGGAGTTCTCGGAGACCGGTCTCCGGGAGATCGTCGAGATCAATCTCGGCGGCGACAAGTCGATCACGGAGTTCGACCTCGCGAGGGCGAAGATCCCGTCCGGAGGCGGACTCGCGTTCAACCTCGAATCCGGTTCGTCGGAGTCCTCGGTCTCCGAACTCGTCGGGGTGATCGTCGCGCACCAGTCGCGGCGTTCGTTCTGGGAGTCGTCGCTCGACGAGGGCGGCGGCGGATCCCCTCCGGACTGCTGGTCTCCGGACGGCGTGAACGGATTCGGAGGTCCGGCGGATCGGGTCGGCGGACAGTGCGCCCGTTGTCCCCTCTCGCAGTTCGGATCGGCGAAGGGGAAGGACGGGAAGGGTCGCGGGCAGGCGTGCGCACAACGCAAGGCGATCTTCATCCTCCCGGCGGATTCGATCCTTCCGGTCTTCCTCTCCCTTCCTCCGACGTCGCTCGCGGCGTTCAAGGCGTACCTCACGGGTCTCATCGGGCGGCGTCTTCCCGTGACCGGCGTCGTGACGCGGATCTCGCTCGTCAAGCAGAAGAACCGGGCGGGAACTACGTTCGCGGAGGCGAAGTTCGAGACCCTTGGCGTCCTCGACCCGGAGACGGCGAAGAGGTTCAACTCGTTCGGGAAGACGTTCGACACGATGTTCCGTCCGACGATCCCGGTCGTTGAACCCACCGTCAAGGGGGAGTACATCGACCCGAAGACGGGCGAGGTCGTCGACCCGAAGTTCGTTCGTCCGATTCTCGACTGATCGTTCCGGAGGTCTCGGAGACCTCCTCCTTCATCCCGTCGCGTCCGAGAGGGCGAGGGCGGGATTTCACGTCGAACGAGGAAACAACCATGACGAACAAGACGTCGGACGCGGCGCGGCATCTTCGCGCGACCTTTGGGAACCTCGACGAGGACTTCCGGTTCCTCGTCTGTAGTCGGCGGGACTTCTCCGGGAAGTGGTTCGGCGACGTCGACGCGGCGTCCCGGTTCGCGGAGGTCGAGTCGTCGTCGTCCGACGTCTACCTTGGCGTGGCGGTCCGTCGCGCCGACCGGCTCCCGGCTCGCGGGGCGCGGGGATCGGCGGAGACCGTCGACGGGATCCCCGGTCTCTGGCTTGACGTCGACGTCGCGGGACCGGCTCACGCGAAGAAGGGTCTCCCGACCTCGTTCGACGCGGCTCGGAGGTTCGTCGCGGACGTCCTCCCGACGTTTCCTCCCTCGCTCGTCGTCTTCACGGGGCACGGTCTACAGGCGTGGTGGCTCTTCCCGGAGGTCTGGACGTTCGACACGGACGCGGAACGGGCGGACGCGAAGCGGTTCCTCGCGAGGTTCGCGGCAACGGTCCGGGCGGTCGCGAACCGATCGAAGATCGTGGTCGACCCGGTCTTCGACCTCGCGAGGGTCTTCCGTCTCGCGGGGACGTGGAACCGGAAGACGGATCCCCCGGTCGCGACGATCCTCGAAACGGGCGGCGAGGAGGGGAACCTCCGGCGATGGGATCGCGACGACCTCGACGCGGCGTTCGTTCTCGACGACGAGGTCGAGACCGGACCCGGGAAGGGGATCGCGGTCGACGGACTCGTCCTCGACGAGACGCGGCGACCTCCGGAGGACGCGCTCCTCGCGATGGTCGCGAACGACGAGAAGATCCGCGCGACGTGGGAACGTCGGCGGACGGACCTCCGAGACACGTCGGCGAGTTCCTACGACTTCGCGCTCGCGATCTTCGCGGCGCGGGCGGGGTGGCGCGATCAGGAGATCGCGGACCTCCTCGTCGCGTGGCGCGTGAAGCACGGCGAACCCCTGAAGACCTCGAAGTCCGGGCGGACGATTCGGTTCGACTACTACGCGCGGACGATCAGGGCGGCACGGGCGGCGATCGCGGACGAACGAGACGAAAAGGCATACGAGGACGAGGACGAGGTCCCTCTCGTCGTCGACGGGAGTCCGGTCGACTTGTCGGCGCGGGCGAAGATCCTCGAAAAGGCGAGGGGCGTCTTCGGTCTCCCGATCGTTCGGTTCGTCCAAAACGGCGAGGAGGAGGACGCGCGGTTTTCGTTCGTTCTCGCGGACGGTCGGTTCGTTCAACTCGGCGGCGGCGGCGACCTCGAAGATCAGCGGCGGATGCGGGGTCGGATCTATCCGGTGATCCGGAGGTTCCCGAAGTCCCTGAAACCGAAGGCGTGGTCGCGACTTTGGGAAGAACTCGGCGCGGTGTGCGAGACGATCGCGAACGAGGAGTCGGGGAGGGAGGGTCGCTTCGCGGCTCTCCTGTATGAGTACCTCTCGGAGAAGACGGGCGCGGTCTCGTCGTCGATCCGGTCGGCGGCGAACTGGAAGGACTCGGTCCCGACCGGCGACCCGTTCGTTCGCGACGGGCGGCTCTTCGTTTGCGTGACGTCGATCGAATCGTTCGCGAGGACGGTCTTCCCGCGGAAGACCGAGACCCGGGAGATCTGGTCCGTCCTCGGGGAGTGGGGATTCGAGAACTCGACCGTGAAGGTCCGGCAGGGCGGTCGGGAGATCGGTCGGAAGTACTGGTCGATCCCGGTCGACGACCTCGCGGAGCGGAAGGGCGTCTCGGTCCCCGTGGCCTACCTCGGGGCGACTGGCGGAGAATCGGCTAGGACGGGCGGAGACGAGGGGGGGGGTACTGACGGAGGGGGTCCCCCCCTCGGACGCGGCGGAGAGGATCGTCGGGCGGTTTCCGGGGAGATGGCGGACCCGTTCGGGGACGACTTCGGCGGGATCGGAGGGTAACTTGGGAACGGCACCCCCACAATGGGAACGGGTGGGAACGGGTGAACCGTTCCCGGATAAACCTCACGGCGACAACGGTTTGGAGTGGGTGGGAACGGCGGAACGGTCGCGCGCCCGCGTGCGCGTGCGCGCCGACGAGACAACCGTTCCCCTGTTCCCATGCTGGTCTAAGTGTTTGCGGCATCACGCGATAGCGCGGGAACGGCTCTCCGAAAAGTGCCGTTCCCAACCGTTCCCGCCGTTCCCATGGAACGGACACCGAACGAGGAGGGTAGGTTCGTGACTTATTCGGGATGGTACGGGATCATCGGACCCCCCGGAACGGGCAAGACGACGTTCCTCTCGCGGCAGGTTCGGCGGATCGTCGAGACGACCGGGACGACGCGCGTCCTCGTCTCGTCGCTCACGCGGACGGCGGCGGCGGAGATCGCGGGTCGCGACCTCCCTCTTCCCCGTGGCGCGGTCGGGACCCTTCACGCTCACGCTTTTCGGTCGCTCGAACGTCCGGAGATCTTCGCGGACGATCACGTCGCGACGTGGAACGACCGGCGACCGGAGTTCGCGGTCTCGGGCGGCACGGCGAAGACGCGGGACGGCGAACTCTCCGCGGAACCGATCGCGGACGCGGTCGACGCGGGCGAACGTCCCGGAGACCGATACCTCGCGACGTGGGATCTCGTCCGGGCGAGGCGACTCTCGCTCGACGTCGTCGCGGAGAACCCCGGCTCGAAGGTCTTCGGGCGGTCGGACGTTCTCGCGAGGGACCTCGCGAGGTTCGTCGACGAGTTCGAGACGTGGAAGACGGACGAGGGTCTTCACGACTTCACGGATCTAATCTCGTCGGCGAGGGGTCTCCCTCCTCCCGGCGATCCCGAGGTCCTCGTCGTCGACGAGGTTCAGGACCTCTCCTCGCTCGAATGGGACCTCGTTCGGACGTGGGCGGACGGGCGAACCCTCTTCGCGGTCGGCGACCCGTGGCAGTCGCTCTATGCGTGGCGCGGGGCGGACCCGTCGCTCTTCGACGAGTTCCCGGACGAACGGCTCCGGATCCTCTCGCGGTCGTGGCGCGTCCCTCGGCGGATCGTCGAGACGGGTCTTCGGTGGATGCGGGGACGGTCGAACGTGCGTCGCGAGATCCGATATCTCCCGAGGGTCGACGACCGCGGAGTCCCGGTCGACGGGTCGATCGACTTCGACCCGGGGACGACTCCGTCTCGCGTGGCGGCGATCGTCGATCGGGTCGAGGAGTCGATTCGCGAGGGGCGAACGTCGATGATTCAGGCGACCGCGGGGTATCTCCTCGGTCCGGTCCTCTCCGCGCTCCGGTCTCGCGGGATCCCCTTCGCGAATCCGTGGCGGATCCGTCGCGGGGACTGGAACCCTTTGTCGTCGCGAGGCGTCTCGACCGCGGAACGGTTCTCCGCGCTCGTCGCTCCGGCGTTCTCCGGGCGGCTCTGGACGTGGCGGGATCTCTCGAAGTGGATCGACCTCCTCGTCGCGAAGGACGTTCTCCGGCATGGGGCGAAGGAGACGATCCTCGCGAAGTCGACCGAACGTCTCGCGGACTTCCCGGTCGCGTCCGCGGAGATCCGCGGTCTCTTCCGTGACGAGTCCGCGGTCGCTCTCGGCGAGTCGATGACGGGGCGCGGCGACTGGAGGTCGGCGGTCCGTGACGCGCACCAGTGGATCATCCCTCGACTCTCGCGGAGGACGGTCGGGACGTCGATCGTCTTTGCGAGGGCGATCCTCGAACGGTTCGGGGTCGGCGGTCTTCGCGATCGTCCGAAGGTCTTCGTCGGGACGGTTCACTCTTTCAAGGGCGCGGAGGCGGACGACGTTCACCTCTTCTCGGAACTCTCCGGGGCGGCGGTCGACGGGATCCGTGGCGGGCACGACGTCGAGGAGACGATCGCGGCGGTCCATCGGACCTTCTACGTCGGGATGACCCGGGCGCGGTCGCGGCTCTTTGTTCACGGGACGTCTTCTCGGCGGGACTCGTCGATCTACGACGTCCTTCGGAAGATCCGGAACGCGGCGATCCCGATCGCGTGACTATCATGGAAGGAGTGAAGGAGTCGTCGATTATTCGGGGAATCATGTCGGACGTGAAGGAACGTCCGCGGGTCTTCGTTCGCAAGAACCACGGCGGACCGTTTGGCTCCGCGGGCATCCCGGATCTCGAACTGATTTGGACGGACCCTTTAGGTCGAACTCGGATCGCGTTCCTCGAAGTCAAGACGGCGACGGGTCGCGTCTCGGCGATTCAATCCGTCCGGCTCGGGGAACTCGCGAACGCTGGCGCGGAGGTCGAGGTCGTTCGATCCGTCGCGGAGGCGATCGCGTGGCTTGAACGTCGGGGTATCCCGGCAAGGAGACAACGTGGCGAAGAAGGATCTCTCGAAGGAAGTCGTCGAGGAGACTCTCGGGATCTCGGGATCCCCGGACCTCCGGAATATCGCACCGACCCTCCGTTCTCTTGCGGTGCGGATTGACGGTCTTCGGCTTGACGAACGGAACGCGCGACTCCATCCGGAGAAGAACCTCCGTGCGATCGAACGGTCCCTCTCGGAATACGGGCAGCAAAAACCGATCGTCGTCGACCGAGACGGCGTCGTGATTGCGGGGAACGGAACCCTCGCGGCGGCGCGGTCCCTCGGGTGGCAATACATCGCGGCGTCGACGACGAACCTCTCGGGGGACGCGGCTCGTCTCTTCGCGATCGCGGACAACCGGACGGCGGAACTTGCCGAATGGGATCGCGATCAACTCGCGGAGATCCTTCGCGAGATTCCCGAGGAGAAGTGGGTCGGATTCGACGCGGATTCGCTCGCGGCGACTCTCGAAGTCGGGAAGCAGGGGAAGGGACGGGTCGTCGAGTTCTTCGACGACGCGACTCCGGCGAGGACGAATCACGTTTGTCCGAAGTGCGGCTTCGATCTCGGCGCGGGCGGAGTCGTCGAAGGTGGTGTCGAATGCTGATCGACGAGGGCGCGAAGGAACTTCGTCGTCTTCTTGTCGAGTCCGTGGAGGAGGTCGAGGAAGATACGGTCGGACTCTTCCTCTCGGCTGGTCTTGACTCGACCTCTCTCGGTCTCGCGGCGAACGACGCGGGGAAGAGGGTCGTCGCGCTCACGTTTTCGATCAAGGGGATCCCGTCGACGGACGCGAAGTTCGCGGCGGAGACGGCGCGACGGTTCGGATGGGAGTTCGTTCCGTTCGTCGTCGTTCCCGAGAACCTCGAAGCAGATCTCCCCGTCCTTCGGGACGTTCACGGGTGCGTGTCGAAGACAAACTTCGAGTGTTCGTGGCCGTTCCTCCGGATGATGCGGTCTCGGTTCCCCTTCCCGAAGTCGATCCTCTCGGGAGTCGCGGCGGACGGACACTTCGGTCTATCGAAAAGGGCGATGATCCACTCGCGATATCCGAAGGAAGTCTTCGACGACTTCCGTCGCGAATACTTCGGGAGGGAGAACCCTGCTGGCTATCGGAACCTTCGGTCGATCGTCGAGACCTACGGCTCCCGGGTCGTCGCACCGTATCTCGACGTCCTCGTCTTCCGGCTCCTAATCCGATTCGGATGGGACGAACTCAACAGCCCACGGCAGAAGGAGATCACGCGACGGGCGTTCGAGAAGGAACTTGCGAACGTCCGCACGCGCCGACACGAAAACCTTCAACTCGTCGCGGGCGTCGACCGGATCTTCGAGTCGCTCCTCGGGTCCTCGTTGAACTATCGGGGTCGGCGACGGACTCTCGACGTCCTTCGCGACTTTGTCTCCGGGAGGAAACATCCGTGATTCGAGTCGCGTCCCTCTTCTCCGGTTGCGGAGGTTCGTCCCTCGGTTATCGTCTCGCTGGATGCCGGATCGTCTTCGCGAACGAGTTCGTCGACGTCGCGAGAGAGACCTATTCGGCGAACGCGGATCCCTCGACCATCGTCGACGGACGAGACGTTCGGCTTGTTCGCGGCGCGGAGATCCCGGAGTTCGATCTTCTCGACGGTTCCCCTCCGTGTTCGTCGTTCTCGCTCGTCGGGAAGAGGGAGGACGGATGGGGCAAGGCGACTGTCTACTCGGAGGACAAGGTCCAACGGACGGACGACCTCTTCGACGAGTATCTCCGGATCCTCGACGAGACTCGTCCCCGGGCGTTCCTCGCGGAGAACGTCCTCGGACTCGCGGTCGGGAAGGCGAAGGGGTATCTCTCGATGATCCTCTCGAAGGCGGAGGGTCTCGGCTACGTCGTGTCGGCGAAGATCGTCGACGCGGCGTTCCTCGGAGTACCTCAGCACAGAAAGAGGACGATCATCGTCGGACTACGTCGGGACGTCTTCGAGTCGACTGGCCCCTATTCGTGGCCGACACTTCGCGAACCGATTGTCCTTCGGACCGCGCTCGAATCGGCGATCTCCCCGGCGTGCGAGGAGGAGATCGGTCCGTCGATCGACGGATATGCGATCGGTCGCGAGTGGAAGAGGATGGGACGTCCGGGGACCAAGTCCCTCAAGTTCTTTCAACTCGTCCGACCGTCGCTCGAACGTCCGTGTCCGACGATTACGGCGACGGCTTCGCAAGTCGGCGCGGCGTCCGTCTGTCACCCGACCGAGGCGAGGAAGTTTTCGATCCCGGAACTGCGAAGGATCTTCGGATTCCCCGACGACTTCGTTCTTCGCGGGACCTACCAACAACGGGCGGAACGGATCGGACGTTCGGTTCCTCCCCCGATGATGCAATCCCTCGCGGAGTTGCTTCGCGCTCAACTTGAAAGGAGTCTTCCTTGAATCATCGTGAATGGCCGAAGGGTCTCTCGCTCTCGCATATCCCGTCGTCCCCGTCGTGGGCGTTCGACGACTCGGTCGCGGAGGTCTTCGACGACATGGCCGTCCGTTCGATTCCGAAGTATCAGGAGGCGATCTCCGAACTTGTCGACGTTGCTCTCGTCTGGTCGACGCCCGAATCGGATCGCCCGATCTCTTCGTGGGTCGACCTCGGATCGGCGACCGGCGCGGTTCCCTTCGCGGCGATGAAGAAGGGCGTCCCCGCGGAGTCGATGACTCTCGTCGAACCGGCAAAGGCGATGCGGGCGAAACTCCGGGAGAGGATCGGCGACGGTCCCCGATACGTCTCGGAAGACGCGATTTCGTTCCTCTCGACTCTTCCGAACGGCTCGGTCGACGTCGTCTCCTCGCTCTGGACGGCTCAGTTCGTTCCCCTCGAAGATCGCGGGATCCTCTTCGACGAGGTTCGTCGAGTCCTTCGTCCGGACGGCGTCTTCCTGATCGCGGAAAAGGTTCGCGGGCAGACGGGACGATTCGAGAAGATGCTCCGGCGACGTCACGAAGCGTGGAAGGAGGGGAACGGATATCCGAGAGAGGCGATTGAGATCAAGCGGGTCTCGCTTCGCGGCGTTCTCGTTCCCGTCTCGGCTCCCGAACTGAAGAACCTCCTCGTCTCGGCGAGGTTCGACGTCGAGGAGATCGTCCGGTTCTACAACTTCGGCGCGTGGGTGGCGTTCCCGAAGTGAGGTCGGCGTAACATCAAGGGAGTCGAGGCGTACCTCGACGCGAACCTCTCGGAGACTTTCCTATGGCGACCCTGACCCCTATCACCCCTGTCTTCACTGGCGCGACGATGACCCCGGCTAGCGCGGCCGCGGGCGGCGACCAGTTCGCGAACCCTCGCGGCTCGACCGTCCTGTACGTCAAGAACGGAAGCGGCGCGTCCGTGAACGTGACCCTCACGGCGCAGACCGTGACCCGTCCGGCGGACGGTCCCTTCCCCCTGATGACGGTCGCGAACTCGGTGATCGCGGTCCCGGCGTCGGGCGAACGTCTGATCGGGCCGATCCCCTCGGCGTACAACGACGGGAACGGGAACGTCCAGATCACCTATTCGTCGGCGACGTCCGTCACGGTCGCGGCTCTGAACGTGTGATGCCAACTCGACCGGCGAGGGCGTGCGCGGTCCCCGGGTGTCCGAACTACGCGGGCGACGGCGGTCGATGCGATGAACACCGGCGACGGGCGTTCTCGGATCGGCGCGGGTCGGCGTCCTCTCGCGGATACGGGGCGAACTGGCGTCGACTTCGGCTCCTCGCTCTCCATCGCTTCCCCGTGTGTGGATGCGGGGCGGCGGCGACCGAGGTCGATCACGTCGTCCCGAAGTCCGCGGGCGGCACGGACGACCTCTCGAACCTCCGCGGAATCTGTCGGGACTGCCATAGGCGGAAGTCGGGTCGCGAGGGGTACGCGGCGGCGTTCGGCGACGACGACGACGACCCCGGTCGTCCCCCCCCTCCTCCTCGCTCGTCCGGCGGCGGCTGACGTTCGCGACCCCCCTCGGGTGGGAGGGCGCGGGCGGACGCGGTCGGCGTCGGCGGAGGGGAGGGGGGGGTCGGATCTCCGGGACGCGGGTCTCGGGAC